ACACTCCCACGTCGTCGAACTTGGTGTCGGGACGGTTGAGGTGAGGATAGCGGGCGATGCCCACGGGTGTGGTTAGGGTTTTATTTGGCATATTATGCGTTGGTTGGTTGTTGGTTTTGTATTGGGACTAGAAAATCGGAGCGGCGAAGGATGGTGAGGAAGTCAGCGGCGCGCAGCGTGATGAACCACTCCTCGCCGTTGCGCTTGTGGGCGACGACCGGGAAGAGCTTGGCCTTGGCGTCGCGGATGGCCTGGGCCATCCAGTCGCGGATCTTCACGACCTGGCAGAACTTCACCTCCCAGTGGAAGTCGGGCAGGCACGGGCAGACGACATCGGGCGAGTCGCCGAGACCGCTGAACTGCTGGCCGCGGCGGATACCGGAGTCGCCGAAGGCTTTGCGCAACTCATCGCGCCACATGCGCTCTCCGCGGGCGCCTTTGGCTCGGCTATTCATTGATGGCCTCCCAAAGTTGTTTCGCCGGGGCGTAGACCGAGCCGTCGCTGTCGGATGTGCGTCCCGCGGGTGCGGTGCCCTCAAAGCGGGTGAGTGAGGGACGCCATGTGAGGTTGAGCGTTCCGGTTCTGCCGGCGCGGTGCTTCGCTACGATCAGCTCGGCGTCTTGCACTTCCGGTTCCTCGTCTTGCACGGCGTAATACGCGGGGCGATGGATCAAGCAAACAATGTCGCTGTCCTGCTCGATGCTGCCGCTCTCGCGGAGGTCGCTAAGTTTTGGGCGGTTGTCGCTGCGCTGCTCGGCTTGGCGGTTGACCTGGGCGGCGGCGACAACCGGGATGCCGAGTTCCATGCTCATGGCTTTGAGGCCGCGGGAGACGAAGCCGACTTCGTTCTCGCGGGACTGGGCGCCGGAATGGCTGACGAGTTGCAGGTAGTCAACGAAGATGCACTTCACGCCCCAGCGGCGGACGGCGAGGCGGGCGCGGCCGCGGATGTCTAAGAGGGTGAGGCCGCCACGATCGTCCACATAGAGGGGTTCTGTGGAAAATTGCGTGGCGGCGTCGAAGATGCGGTGTTTGATCGATGCGGTCAAAAAGCCGTTCCGAATGATCTCGGTGTTCGTTTCGGCGCGGCCCAAGACAACGCGGGCGGCCAACTCAGTGGCGGGCATTTCGAGGCTGAAGTAGACGACCGGCACGCCGCGGCGGGACATGTTGTCGGCCATGTTGAGCATGAGGGCGCTTTTACCCATGGCGGGTCTGCCGGCAATGATGGTGAGTTGTCCTCCGCGGAGTCCGCCGGTGACTTGATCGAAGTCGCGGATGCCGGTCTGTAGGCCGAGCTTCCTGCCGCCGGCCATGAGGCTCTCTAGCTCTTCGAGGAGACCGGGGACGATGGCGCTCGGGGCGCGCATGCTGTCGGTGGCGGTGGTGAGCGAAAGGCTGAGGACGGACTCGCCGGCCTGCTGGAGGACGCTGTCGGCATCGCTGGCCATGTCTTGGGCGGCGGCTTGCATGGCGACGCTGGCGTCGATGATGCGGCGGCGGGCGTGGAGGTCGCGGAGGGTTTGCGCGTGGTACTCAACGCCCGCGGGTCCGCCGGCGGACGGGGAGAGAAGTTCGGTGAGGGCGCCGGCGCCGCCGACGAAGTTGAGTTTGTGCTGCGCATCGATGCGTTGGGTGGTGGCGATGAGGTTCGGCGTGCCGCCTTCGCCGCGGATCTCGCAGATGGTCTCGTAGATGAAACGGTGCGCGGGCGTGTAAAACAAATCGGCGTGCAGCGCGGCGATCTCGTCGATGAGCTTAGGGTCGGCGAGAAGACTGCCGAGCACGGCTTGCTCAACGGCGGGGCTTTGTGGGACGGTGCGTTTCATTTTAGGCGGCGCCTCCGTCGTCATTGTTTTCCAGAACGACTATGACAATGAATGCCAGCACGATCAGCGCAAGGTAGGTCAGAATGAGCGCGTTCATTTTCTTCCTTCCTGCGGGCGAGTTGTGCGCGGCGACGTTCCCAGCGGTCGCAGGCTGCATCGACTAAGCGAAATGATTCTTCGAGCCATGGTGTGATGTGGTGTTCGGGCGGTGGTGGTGGTTGATGCTCAGTGGCCATGACGTTTTACGGCTTTCTGTCGTGGCGTGACCTGTAGGCAAATGTTGGCATGTGTTGGCATGGGAATCAAGGGTTTTTTGGGGGGATGGGCCATTTTTTTAGGTGGCCGAAATCGCGGGGTTCGCTGACGGAAGTCACCTTGCCGCACACGCCGCAGGGGTCTTCGTGCCAAGTCGAGACGTGGCCGGCGGGCATGCCGCGGCCGTGGGCTTCGCCGCAGGGGCGGCAGATCCACGCGGGGTAGGGCGGTGAGAAGATCGCCTCGTAGTTACGCCGGTAGCGGTCGCCGTTGACCGGCCGCGGGCTGTCGCCTTTGCCGGCGCTCATAGTTGGTGGCCCTCCGGTGAGGCGAACTCGTCCTGCGAGAACATGGGCTTGCCGCTTTCTTCGAGGAGCGGGAAGTGGCGCAGGCAGGCGGACGCGCGGCCGCGCAGCTCTTTGACCGTCCGGGGCCGCGTCGAAGGATGCAGCAGGTCGGCCAAGAGCTGGCGGGTGCGGCGCAGCGCCCAGTATTGTTCGTAGCGGAGGCTCATCGGATGGCGGTGGCCTCTTCGATGGCGTCGTGCGCCTCGTTGGCAACTTCGTTGGACGGCTTGACGCAGCGGTTGATGACGCGGATGAGCCGATTGTTGCTGCGGATCAGCTCACGGACTTGCGCCTCGAGCGAGGCGGTGTTGTCCGCGAAGTTGGAGCCGAAGCCGACCGAGCCGACAACCAACTCGGGGATCATGGTGCTCATTTGCGGGCCCTCCGTTTGCCGCGGCCGAAGATGAAGCCGGAGTTGCGGAAGGATGGCTGCGTGACCAGGCCGCGCTTGGCGAGGAACCTGTCGCACGCTGCGTTGATCGACGTGGCCTCAAGCATGAGCCGGCCAAACAGCGGGCCGGTGGGTTCATATTCGAGGGCCAAGGTTTTGCCGTTGTGCAGGGTCATTTGCGGGCCTCCTCGAGTTCGGTGGCGAGTTGGCGGACGAGGGCGCGCAGGGCCATTATCGTGGCGATGCTTTCGTCGGCGATCTGCTCGACGTATTCGACGTTGACTTGGAGGTTGGTTTTCGGCGCTTTGCGGGCGCTCGCCTTTTTGGTGCTTTTGGCGGGTTTCATAAAATTACTGGTCAAATGTACAGTTGGGGGTCGGACATTTGTTGGGTGACCCCTACAGATTCTTGGGAATTAGCCATTGCGAGTTGGTCGAAGAGTTCCCAGTTGTTGGGTTGGCGGTCGGCGGGGCCAGAGCGCTCGTACCTTGAGTTTTTCCTTAGATCTGGCGGGATATATGATATGCCGACCATGTTTCCAAATTCTGCACGGCTAAAGACTAGCCACTGATCACGGTCCCACATGTAATAAACGAAAATGTCGTAGTCTGTGGCGCTATAGAGTCTGTTATGTGACTTGTGATTTATGAGATAGCGGTTTTTGCCGTCCAAAAAACCATGCTTAACTTGAACGTGCTGCGCGCGGATGCCGTCGCGGTCAGCAATAAGATCAAAGCCCTTGAACCTGCCGCCCAAAACCGTGCAAGAATAACCCCGCCAAGTAAGCGCCTCTGCGCACCTATACTCTGCAATGTCGCCGCGCGCGAAGTTGCTGGAAGCCTTAACTTGCAGCAATTCGTGGTCCGACAGCGTCATGATTCCACCCTCCGTCACTTCAGAGTGCTCACCATCGGTCAGCGCAAATAGGTTGGGCTGCGTCACGCTGCGTTCTCCTTGGCGAACTGTTCGCGCTGTTCGGCGAGGTGTTTTTCGAGGGCGGTTTGTTTGGGTTGGCCTTGGGGTGGCAAAGTGACGAGCTTGGGCGCGGTGGGCGGCGGGTCCACGAAGACGCCGCGCCAGCCGTGCTTGACGGATTTGCGCAGGGCTTCGACGGCGATGGCTTCGTTCACGGCGGCCAAGTCATCGATGATGCGCTTGGCTGCGGTTGGGGTAAGCGGGACTTTGATTTCGCGCCGGTGTTGGGCGAACTCTGCCCAAGCGCTGGCGAGACCGGGGCCGTGGGGCAGGGGCAGGGACGATGGGTCGAATTTGGGAGCGGGGGCGCGTTTGGGTTTCGGGACTTCCTTTTCCGAAGAAGGTAGCGAAGGCGATGAAATCGCCGGAGTGGGCGCGTCAGCGCCTTTATTACGTTCCTTTATGTTCCTTATTGTTGGGGTCTCATTCTGACACCACTTGGGTCTCATTCTGACACTACTTGGGTCTCTTTCTGAGACCGGTCTCATTCTGAGACCCATCTCGGCGGACACACCGGGGATCTTCCAAATCGATGCCTCGGCGCCGTCGCCGGCCAGCTTTCGGTGGCCCTTTTCGACCATGATCAGCTCGCCGCGGTCTTGCAGGCGGCGCAGGCAGCGGGCGACCGTGGCGCGGGCGAGGCGGGTCTTTTCCTCGAGCTTGCCCCATGAGCCGAAGCAGTTGCCGCTTTCGTCGGCGAAGTCGGCCAAGGCCAGCAGGACAAGCCGGTCGGCACCCTCCGCGGGGGACTGGGTCCAGACGTAGTTGGTGGCGGCTACGCTCATCGGCGCCACCGGTTGCGGCGGATGCCGTCGCGGTTCTCAAAGACGAGGCGACCCTCAGTGTCGGCTTTGA